TTCCTTCCAGTTGACACATTTAACCATGCCTTCTGGAAGATCGTCGTGCATGTTAAATCCATGCTCTACCAGTATTGAATTTAAACCTAAGTCTAAACCAAGTACTGCGTTGCTTACTTTGTCTTCGATCCAGTACAAGCCTGAATCACGATACGGTTCAAGTGCAGCATCTTTGTCTGCACCAGTATCTAAACAAACTAATTCTTCAAATGCTGTTTCGCCAAACAACTTTTCTAAATTCATTTTACGAAGTTTGTATGCATTAGGGTCTAAACTCATAGATGTAATGCAACGGAATACATATCCGTGTTCTTCGTGTAATCGTTTAACGTAATACATAGCATCACGTAGTGCAGGTAGAAAGCCCATTGCTGCACTTTCATTAAATACCTTTACGTGCCTAATTGCTTGGGTGCGTGAGATACCAAAACGTTTGGCAATGTCATATTCCCAATTACCGTTTTCAATCTGCGTATATCCACGCTGTTCTAAATAACAGCAGAACGCATATTCCCAGTTCAACAATACGCCATCAGCGTCTGTTAGTATTACCTTATCGTTATATTTTTTCATATTGCCTCTTTGCCTATTTGTATATTATGTTTTACTATAACATAGAAAGAGAAAGATGTCAACCATTAATTACATTGAATAGCCGTTGGCTCTTAGTACAGGTTTGTACTGTGCAAATTGCCCAGTTCGACTGCCGTTTGGTCCCCATTGGCGTTTTGCCCCAATATCAACATGCATAAAGTTGTTGTACGTGCCTATGCCTGAAAATCCTGCATCTATGGCTTTTTGAATTATATCTATCCGTGCTTGAACATTAGATGTTGCCCATTGAACGTCTGCTGCTTTACGTTGCACATGCATACTGTTTCTTGCGCCGCCAATTTGTCTATTATATGCAGGTGAACGGTAAGCACTGTTTAGTGTAATAGGACGTCCTAATGCTTTTGCAAAGTTTTCTAGTTTAGTCCATACCTCTGGTAAGACTCTAGGATTTACATGCGATTGCACAATAATCCATTCTGAAGTAGGGCGCGGAGTGCCATCGTCAACTGATGCATCATCTCCGACAGCACCATCTGAACCTGGAGCGCCGACAGCGCCTTCTGTACCATTAATTGGATTCGTTCCTCCAGGATTGCCGCCACCATAGCGTTCAAGTGCCTCCATAGTATCCGGATCAGCGCCTGCTGCTAATTCTGCTGCCCTGCCACTAATAATTGATCTTGCATCAGCATCGTCTATGCCAACTGTGTCTTCGAGTCCTAGTGCGTCTGCAACCCCGCCGCCTAGTGTCGGTCCACCATTTACAAATACATTAGATGCAAATGGAGTGTTACTGTGTGTTACTGCTGGCATTATTCTGCTCCTGGACTATAATCTGTTGCGGGAGGCGGTGTTGTGCCTGCACGATCAATTGCCGCTTGCGCTTCTAGTGACCTTGCTACAACTTGTCCTGTAGCAGGATCAACTAAGTCTGCGTTAGGATTGGCATTCTGCGATGCTGTAGACCCTTCTGGTCTTGCGAACGGCCAACGTTTCTTCGGTGCCGACGCATCTGGTATTCCATCTGGAGGACCAGGAGGTGCTCCTGGTTTATCTGCCTTGGTTGCTTCGTCTTTATAACCTAGTTGTTCACCTAATGCAAAAGGTGTTACTGTTGTAGTAGAGCCGCGAAGTCCATCGTCTGGGCCTGCTGTTCCTTTTGCCTCCCAATAGTATTGTCCACTTACTCGTATTAATACTTTTAGGTCTGCTGGATCTTCTGCAACACCTAGTGCTGCAAGTATGGTTGCTCGTTCTGCATCTAAGTCTGCATTACTATCACCAGATGCTGCTGCTGTGCCTCCACCGTTTGTAGATGCACCACTATTAACTGTTCCTGCAACTGCTGCTGCTGTGTTACCCACTGCTGAACTCATTTGCACTGCAAGGAGTGCTCGTTGAAAGTCATTTAGTACATTATTTGTAGCAATACCACTTTCTGGATCAGATTGTAGAGTTTGTAATAATCTTACGTCATCGCGTATTCCTGTGAGTGCCGTAATAATTCGGTTGTACTCCGGAGTCATGTCTAAATGTTGATATGGCGCTGGCATTATGCATTGTCCCTTGGTGTCATTGTGTCTACTAAATATTGCGGTGCGCTTGCAGTATTAGTCGGGTTAGTACCTCCCCAATATCTGTTTGAAAGGATGCCTGATATTACGCCGGCTTGTTGACCTTTCCATGCAATGTCTACGTGTACATTACCATTGCTCATATAGCCATTGCCCATTCCTACCGCAGTCGCGCCTGCATTTCTACATTCTTCTACAAATTTTAATAAGATAGCAAGTTGGGCTTGATTATTAGTGTACAATCTAGTACCGTCGCCGTCTAAGACTCTGCAATCAGCAGCATAACCTTTGTCATGTCTGTTTGAACCAGTACGGTTAACTCCTTTGACGCCGCCTTCACTTGTAGGGACTTGTCCGCCACTAGTAATCACAACATCAACACCTGCTGCTGCTCCTGCTGTTTTAAGTATATTCATAAGTTCTGTTTGGATTGGTAAATTACGTTTTCCACCCATAGCGTATGTAACATTACCTACACCAGATCCGCTTTTAAGTTCAATTTGATCTTGAGGCACACTACCTTCATAGTAAGTTTGGCCGTTTTCGCCTACAATTGCTGTAGATTCGCCGCCGCCGTAGCCTGCTGATTGACTATTTTGTGTATTGCCGCCTCTAAAGCCGCCTGGACTATTTGATGTATTACGAAGAGCATTATAATTTGCAGCACTAGTATTACCTAAGTTAGTTGGATTGCCAACTTCGGCATTAACCAAGTCAAGTATGCCCGATTGTTGTAGATTAATATAATCACTTGCTGCTTTTGCAATGTTTGCAGGATTGTTTGCAACAGTGTCGGCTTGGCGTTGATAGATGCCCTTGCTTCTATCGTCGCCTCTATCTGTAATGATGCGCAAGTCTGCTTGTATATCTTCGAACAAACTTGCTATTTCTGCTAAACATGCTTTGTGTGCGAGGTCATAGTCAATGTGTACGTGATCTGGTGGACCTGAACCAGGATCGGTATCAATGTCCGGATGGTTAACTGTAGTTTGACCTACGCCTTCCGAAGCACTATTTTCAAATACGTTTGCGCCTGCTATTGACATTTATATTCCTCTTTAATATATTTATCCGGGAATTTATGCCATCTGAATATTGCTGGTAGTTGCGATATATTGATCTGCAATTTCGCCTTGTGTTTTTGCAACACAACTAACAGTAGTTGCCAATATATTAAATTTTGCGTCAGGTGATACACTAAACATGTAAGGTGCTAGTCCCAAACCTTCTTGTTGCATAATTAATACCATAGGCTTGGTCAATACAAATTTAGTTGAAGTTTCTTCATCTAATCGTGCAACAATTTCTTCGCCTGAACTTAGTTTTAGAGACACTGTGTCTCCATTTTTATAAGGTGTTTCAATTAACATTATAGTGAGTATCCTGTTCCGTTATAGTTAGTTTCTTCTAGGTATGAAGGCAACTTGTCAAAGCCGCCGATTTTTGTTCCATGCACTTTAATCTGTGGGAATGTACGTGCTCCTGGGAACATCTCTAGTACTTCGTCACGAGTAAAGTCTACATCAAGTTGATAATACTTAAATGGTAAGTCTCTTGTTTCACATAGTGCCTTTGCTCTATCGCAAAAAGGACACTGAGGTTTTCCGTAAATTTCAATCATAAACTGAATCCTTTAAAAGTGTCTGTGCCAACATCTTGTTTAGTGCCGCCACTAACGTATGATGTAATTTCTGTTTCTTGCGGAGCAACTTGTACTTCACTACCTGAGATCCATTTCTGTGTCCAAGGCAACGGGTTAGTTTTTACAGTGTATGGGCTTTTTAGATTTACATTAGTCATTCGACGTGTGCAAATCCATTCAATATACCCACTCAACAACTCTGTGTTAAGTCCAATCATTGATCCATCTTTGAACAAATACTCTGCCCAAGCCTTCTCTTGATCAACTGCATCAACAAACATTTGAATACATGCTTCTTCTGTTTCTTCTGCAATCTTTACATAGTCAGGATCGTCTTTCTTAAGAATCTTTAGCAACATCTGTGTGCTTGCTAGGTGCAAGTTTTCATCACGGGCAATAAGTTTAATAATCTTAGCATTGCCTTCCATTTGCTTCATCTCTGCAAACGCCCAACTACATGCAAATGAAACATAGAAACGCACACCTTCTAGAATGTTAACACTCATTAGTGTAAGCCACAACAATTTCTTTAGTTCATAAAGATCAACTGTGATCTTCTTGCCGTTAACAGTATGTGTGCCTGCACCTAGCAACTTGTACCAGCGTGTAGTTTCAATAAGGTCATCGTAGTACTTGCTGATGTCTCCAGCACAGTCTGCAATCTCCGCAATGTCTAGCATCTCATCAAAGATTTTGCTAGGGTTACTGTATACGTTACGAATAATGTGTGTATAACTACGTGAGTGGATTGTTTCTGAGAACGTCCACGTTGTGATCCAGTTTTCAATCTCTGGCAAACTTACAATAGGCGAAAATGCTTCTACTGGCGCACGACCTTGTACACTGTCTAGTAGGATCTGACGCTTTAGGTTGCTTGTAAAGATATGACGCTCATGGTCACTAAGGGCTTTAAAGTCTTTGCTGTCCTTAGTTACATCAACTTCTTCTGGACGCCAAAAGAATCCTAATTGTTTGTCTGTAAGTCCATCAAAACTTTTGTACTTTAGCGTGTCATAACGCTGAATCGTAGGTCCACCAGTTGGATCTAGAAATGCTAATACTTTAGTGTGGTCTGCTTTATTTTCAGTGTTAAAAACGCTCATCTAATCTCTTACCCTTGTGTGTATATCTATAGTACTACTATAACACGCCCCAGAGGGCGTGTCAAGTATTAAATTGTGCAACCTTCGCAATCTTCCTCGTCTACTTCAACGACTTCAAGTTCGCCCATCATCTTGTTAACATCTACTTCGCCTTGTCCGTCATTGGTGTTGAAGTAGTACAACTGTTTACCGCCTAGCTTGTAGAACATCAACAAATGCTGTAGCATTGTGCTCATTGGAATCTTTTCATCTTCAAAGTAAATTGGATTGTAACTAGTGTTAACACTAATGCCTTGGTCAATATACTTCTGTAGCACAGCCATAATCTTAATGTAACCTTCCGGTGACTGTTGATCCCATAGCAAGTCATATTTGTTTTTCAAACGCTTGTACTCAGGTACAACTTGCTTTAGTACACCGTGCTTGCTCTGCTTGATACTAATTAAGCTACGTGGCGGCTCAATTCCGTTTGTAGCATTAGCAATCTGTGCGCTTGTTTCTGCAGGCATTAGAGCCATTAGCGTACTGTTACGGATACCCGTATCCTTTAACTGTGCTCTAAGTGTATCCCAATCCATACGCTCAACGTGCGGAACCAATTCATCTAAGTCTTTCTTGTATGTTTGGTTAGGTGTAATGCCGTGTCCGTACTTTGTTTCCATGTTGCCACTTGGTGCGCCAAACTCTACTGCTAAGTCAGCACTTGCTTTAATCAAGTAGTACGACCACGCT